CTTTTACGTCCATGTCGCCCCCTTCGGGCATAGAAAAAGGACCATCCATCTGGATGGTCCTTGTCTCCTATTGAGTTAGTAGGTTTGTAGGTAGGTGACCGCAGAGGCGAAAATCTTTGGATCCTCACGCAGTAACCCAATAGCCGAATTGCACGGGCTGCACAAGAGCGCCCGAACGCGGCCCGTAGAGTGGCAGTGATCGACCGCTAGGCCGTTTACTCCTGGCCCGTTTCGGCAGATGGCGCATCGGCCATCCTGCGTGCTTAGCATCGCTTCATACTGCGCCACGGTTACACCGTAGTTAGCGGCACGTTTGCCGTGTGCGCGGCAATCATTGCAGTGCGAGTGCAGGCCGGTTGATGATATGGCGTTAGGCACGTACATATTCACCGGCATATTCCGCTTGCACCTAGAGCAGACCTTGTGCCCATCAATCACGGGTACGCGGTTTACCTTCTTGACTACCAGCGGATCGCCGTTTGCCCTCCAGCGCGAGTAGTGCATAGTGCACCAACCGCGAGAGGAATGGGGTCGTTCGCACCCGTCAACTTCGCACTGTTTCACGGAACGGCGAATGATAGTATCGGTCACATCAACTCCTAGCCGAGTTGGTCACGTCCCCGGTAGTTAGCGCTACGCGGGGACACCTTATATGTACTCCTAATTGTACCAACTCAACCCCGGAATTACAGGGAGATTTCGACGCTGCATTGGCAGTTCGCCACACCCTCGGCGCCTAGCACCGGATCGCCCGGCCAGTCGGCACCGTTCGAGAACTTCTCCCGAGTCGGTACAGTCTCGCCATCCATGTCCGCGTGTTCGGAGCGTGGGTTGCCGGAGTTGACCACCCATGTCTTGGTTGACTCGGCACTGTTCTGCTTGGCGGTCTCAATGGTTGCGAAACCGGCGAACGTCGTCAGCAGTGTTGCGGCCATCGTGTCACCGCGTGAACCCTCGGCATCGTCAAAGACCTTGGCCGGCGTGCGGGTTGGGTTACCGTCCGCATCCTCGCCAGGATCATCAAGGGCAGCCTGGATCTGGTCGAACGTCGTGGAGTTGATCTTGCCGGCGCGGGACTCGGCTACGGCGCGGAGAAACTTCTCAGTCCTCGATGCGTCGTAAGCATCCGCCGCCAAGCCAGTTGCGGCCAGCACGTCAGCGGCTACCTGACCAGTGACGGACATCGCCACGCGGTACAGATCATCAGACAATTCCTTGTCCCACCGCGCCTGATCCCACCAGCCCGGAGCCTTAGACCCCAGTCGGGCAAGCACCGTTTCGCGCTGCCGCTTGAAGAACTTCTGCAACGCTGCGGCGGTCTGCTTAGCCGAACCGTCGTCAGCCTCACCCTTCACCGACACGGCGCCAGACTTGACCTGCATGCGACTTGCCTTGGGCGCACTGTCACGCGGGGACGTCTGACCACCCACAAGGACGTTCAGCGGCGTAACAAGCTGCGCAGCATCTCCGCCAAGTGACGGCATGTTCTCAAGTCCACGCGCCTCATCCGCAGTCATCCACGGACGTCCTACAGCGGAGGAAAGAACCGCGGCCTGCTCATCGAACGACGCCGCCAGTTTGGCTTTCACGTTGAACTCGACATAGACCCCATCACGCGGATCCAGCCGGGGGACAAGCTTCGAGTTGATGCGGTCCTGAATCATCTTCAGCCAGGGCCCCAGCGTTTCGCCGTACAGCATCTTGCGGAACTCACGGACGTTCGCATAGGAAACGCCGCCAGTAGCACCAAGCATCGCCGGGTTGATATGCCATGCACGGGCAACGGTCTCAAGCGACAGGTTAGCCGCCTCGATCCACTGCTCCTCACGGGCATTGAAGCGGACCTGATTGATGGTCATGCCATCCTCAAGGACAGGCATCCCGCCGACACTGGAACCCTTCGCCTTGTAAGCCTTCATGTCTTCCTTGAAGCGCTTACTGCCTTCATCGGACCACTCGGGCGCGTCCTTCGGACGGGCAATGTAGGAGCCGATCTGGCCACCGTTTTTCCAGATCCCCGTACGGAACTGCTGTGCCGCGATCTGCTCAGCCAGGATGTCCTTCAATGTCGCAACAACAGGCGATCCGCGGTCACCGTAGTAGGGTGTCCAGTTCTTGAAGTGAATGAGATTGTCGCCCGTGATGCGGATCGGCGGCTTCGTCACATCAGGCAGGTAATGAATGACGAGATCCCCGTCAATCTCCGAACCGGAAACGATAGTCACCAGATCCACAGCGAGAGGCCGTAGCTGCCAGCCAGTGGACGTCTGAGTAACCAGCCACCAAGCCTCATCGTGCAAAGCGAGGTCCGAGACGAGAGCGACCTTTAAGTCGTAGCCAGTCATTGCCGGGTTCGGGTTCGCCAACAGTTTAGCCACTGGGGAATCGGTGAGCCGCTGACGGTCAGTGTCCGAAACCCGCTGATACGTCGGGAGACCGAGCTGGCCGATGTTCCGGGCCAGGAAGTCAACCACTGTGCGGACGTTATGCTGCGTCTCCCACAACTGAGACGGCGCCATGCCAGTCACTTTCCGCAGCGCCTCGATAACCTCGGCAGCAGACGGACTCGTGGAAGAAACTTCGACAGCCTGGTAGATGATGGATGAGCGTCGGAAGATGTCAAGGACGCCCATTAGACAACCACCATCCCTCTCGTTTCATACGAACTTGTCTTCGGCTTCCCAGCACGGGAGGCCGAAACGGTCAGGCCCCAATAGGCCTGCTCCGCGGCGATCAGCGGGGCGACATCCATGGGGGACTTGGAGCGGTTGAACACGAACACATCCCCCAACTGCTTGGTCACTGCGGTAGCCGCTGCTGCGTCTAGGACGGGTTGGGAAAGGTGGAAGACGCTGCCATTGCGGACGGCGTCATAGAACGCGCCAGCAGCCGCGCCAAGGTCGGAACCGGCGCACTCCATGACAGGCAGGCCGGCCGCGAGGAGATGCTCAATCAGTGCGGACGCCGGAGCGCCCTTACCCTGAACGACAATGGACTCGGCACCGATACCAGCGAACTTCTCAGCCAACGTCGGGACAACCCACTCGGTACCGGCGCGTTGGGTGATGACCTCGACATGCGCCCGGCCGTCCTCGCGCCAACCAGCCACCGCGAAATAGGACATCTCACGATTAGCGGACACGTCCACGGACAGCATCAGCGGCGAGCCCTTGGCGATAGTGGACTCCGGATCATGCCGGGACTCCCACACGCCAGCACCGAACGGCGACTCGGCATCAACGGTCACCCACTGGCAAAGATTCTCGGTGCGGAAGACATGCTCGGGTACGCCCTCAGCGCCACCGACGCCCACGAGCGCGGCCTTAGACGCGAGCATTTCCTCAGTCACATAGGCGATGCCATGCTCATCCTGGTACCCCATGGACGGGTTAGCCTGAGCCCAACCGTCACGGTCCCAAATCCCACACTCATCCGGCGCGGACCACTCAAAGAGGCCCATCGTCGTGTCGTGCGAGTTCGCGAACTCTTCGATTGACTGGACGCCGGCCTCGACATACTGGTCCCAGTCAGCCATCCGGGCGAGGCCCTGCTTGCGCAGACCGCGGAGAACATCAGACTTCGCGGTGCCAGCGTTAGACACTGCGATGACCTGGGAGGAGAAGCGGGCGTTCGTCGTGTTCGTCAACGCGGACCAAGACTCCCAATCGCGCTGCTGACGGAGTTCATCGAAAGCAAGATCCGTGACAGACAGGCCACGGCCGCCATCGTCAGACGCGGCTTCGCACTTATAGCGGGAGCCGTTCGACAGTTCAAGGTACTTGTTGCCGTTGACGTTCGACTTGTGCGCGATGTACTTGCGCCCGACAGAACGTTGAAGGGCTTTCGTGGACAGGTCCAGGATCTCCTCGGCCGCGTTCAACTTGTGCGCGGCGCCAAGGATCAGCGGAGCCTCAGCCTCGGGGCCATCCCACATCAACATCCGCCACAGCAGGCGAGTGGACATGATGAACGACTTACCGTTCTGCCGGCTGACCAGAAGAAGGACCGTCTTGTAACGCAGCACCGGGAACTGATCGGTGGAGAACGAGCCGAGGGCAAGCTCAAGTGAGTGGATCAAGAACCATGCTTGCCAAGGATGAAGATGACGCCCGGCGATCTTCGCCGCCTCGATAGCCTCAAAGCCAAGCGACGTCTCCGGCGTCAACTCCCGCAGAGGCCGAGTCCACAAGCGCGGCTCAGTCTTACCCAGCCTGCGCTCGGCCCGCCCGCTTCCGCTTGAGTTCGTCAATAGGATCGACCTCCTGGGCTTCACCCTTCACGCCCAATTCCTTACGGGCTTCCGGGTTCAGGCCCAGAGAAGTGAGCGTCTTCTGTAGATTCGGGCCCGCAACGGAGTACGCTTTATGGATTAACTCGGGATCAGCCAGTGCGTGAGCGTTGTCAACGTAGGACGCATACCCTCGGGCAAGTTCCTTAGTAGCCTCATCAGCCTCAGATAGCCACGTGGCGGCCTCTAAGGACTTCTCCACAGCGGTAGCCAGTCGGCCCAGTTCGTCAGCCACATGGACCTCCTGGGGCTCTCGCGTGCGCGTGCGACCCCCTATCAAAACGACGGGGGGAGAGGATGGC